CGTCGCGAAGAACTTGAATTAGAAGCAGCGTATAACCAATACATTGGTAATACATCTATGACTGCTCCTGAGAAAGCCGCGGTTCGTGAAAAACTTTTTGGTGAGTCTTTCGATATGCTTGGCGAAGGCAAAAAGAATAAGGCGAAAGAACAAGAATATGTTGTTCGCGTTAAGGATCGTGCTGCTGGAACCCAATATTGGAGAAAGGCAACCCGTAAAAAAATCACACAGTTGAGATCAAATCCCAACATTGGTGGCCAAGGGGTAGAGATGTCTACCTATAAAAAACCCTACGAAGAGGGTGAACAGAAAAAGAAATCAGGAAAGGGAAAAGTGAACACTAACAAGTCTGTTACCGAGGCAAAGAAAGGCGACGGAAATCTTGCCAACAATTATCCTCCCTATGATAAAGTCACTCGTGGCGATGTCATTGCTGGTGCTCTTAACAAAGACGAAATGGGTGGCAAGAAAAAGAAGAAAAGTGTCAAAGAGGAATGGGAATCCATTCTTTCTGATCCCATGCTCAGACTTGTTTCTGATTATGAGTTAGAGTCTCTCATCTATGATGTATTCGAAGAGATCGAAGCAGAAGGATATCTGACAGAAGCTCTGGAATTGATTGATAGTGATTCTTTCCTGGCAGAGGAAAGAGATGCTGGTGCCATGGCAAAGGGCAGACTTGATAGAAAGAGAATGGGTGCCACTGCCGATGGGCCTCAAACAGGTGGCGCTGCTGGAAGATTTGTTGCCAAGAAGGCAAAGCAAGCAGTTAAGTCTGGTGCTGATAGAGTTGGTGGTGCTGTTAAGAAAGTTGCTGGTGCAATTAAGTCTGCTGGATCTGTTGCCAAAGCAAAAGCACAATCTGCCGTAAGTGGCGCAAAGAGTGCTGTTAAGAGTGCTGGAAAGTCTGCAGTTGGCGCTGCAAGCAAGGCTGCTGGACATGCAGTTGGTTCTTATCAGGGTGCTAGAGATAAGGCTCGTGCTGCTGCATCTACTCCCAAGGCTGCTTCTACTGATACTAGCAAGAGTGGAACTACTGCTGGAAGTGCATCTGTTAAGTCTTCTTCTAGTTCTTCTAGTGGATCTGATAGCGGATCCTCCTCTGGTGGTGAGAAGAAAGCAGGATTCCTTCGTAGACTTGGTGGTGCTATGAAGCGCAACCTCAAGAGGGCCGCTGGAAAGACTCTTCGTGGTATTAGCAGCGCAACCGATAAGGGTGCAAAGAAACTAGGTGAAGAGACAACACTCAAGGTTAAAGTCAAGTCTGAGATGTTTGACTGGAGATCTGAGTTCTTTGAAGGACTTGAGGATAATCTTGCTCCCGAAGACGAGGAAAAGATTAACGTCAAGAAAGGTATCAAGAATAAGGTTACCATCAATCCTAAGCTGGATGAACAAAAGAAACTTGACATTGACAACAGAATTGAAGAGGCAAAACTCAAGGTAAAACTCAACAATATCGAGTCTCAAGTTGAAATTGATCCTCTGAAATATGCAGTAGAGAAAGCCGTACAGGAAAGGTTTGTTAGAACTATTCCTCAAAAGGAGAATGTAAGTGACGTTGCTGCTAGTTTGAACCGTAAAATTGCTGACATGAGAGAAGCAGCAGAAGATCGCATGAGAGATCAACGCCAAGAGCGTGGTGGTGTTGCGGGTAATGTAGATTACAATCGTCCCCCTGCAAAGAAACTCAGCAATGCTGAACTGGGTATCAAACCTGGTAAGACCCCCGTACAGAAGGCTGCTGAGAAACAAGGTAAGTCTGCTCTTGATATTGTGAAGTCACAGATCCGTGCTAAGCATGGTGATAGTGCTCTCATGAAATAAAAGCATATATACTTTACAACATATAGGTGAACAAAATGGTATCTTTTCTTCTTCCTCTTGCCTATAAGGTAGTTGAAGCGGCTATTGCTAAGATTCCCGATGATGCGGAACTTGGTGAAAAACTTATTGATATTTGTCTTCTGATCGTTGGCAAGGCAGTTAAACTGTCCAAGACTTCTGCAGATGATGTATTGTTTGCTAAGGTTGCCGAAGCAATCAAAGCTCGCTGACGACCATTTTATAAATAGTATCAGGAAAAATTTATTCGGCTTATTCAGATGGCTCTCTGGGGAAACAACGATAATATTGGAGTGAGCTCCATCAATGCCCTTGCCAATACTGGTACGGGACTGGGAATTATTACGGTAACTTCTGCAGGAGCCGTCACTGGTGGCATTGGAGTTTGCACATTCACAAACCTCACTGCAGGTCAAGTAGTAACTCTTGGTGCAGGTCAAACTTCTGGTTTTGGTGTTATCATTTCGATTGCTAGCAGCACATCGATGACCATCAGCACCACCGCTGTCGATAAAAGAGACTGGAATGCTGGTAAGAACTACACTACCAGATACATGATCTTTAGTGAGCAACCCAAGTATTCTGATACAGATCCTTCGTTTGCTCCTTCGTCCGCTAACGATCAACGTGGTTATAATTCTAAGGTCTTCGCAGTAGCGGCTGGTAACCTTGGAAACGATGCCAACGGTGCTGATAGTGGAAGAAGTGCATACCTGAACGCCGTTGCTCACGGTGGTTGGGTTGGTGTTACCACTTACACTGACATGCACGGTAATCTGAGAATCAAGGCTGAAACTCTGGTTGCAGCATCTGGTATCACTACTGGCAACAGAGCATATCCTATTACATGATCTTAGGTGAATGAAATTCTATGAGTTGAACGATCAGAATTATTTGTTATTCGCTATTAAATTCTATGATAATCCTCAGGCATTAACTGAGGATGATTTCTATGATGATTTAAAACGATTCAAGTATGTCAAGCGTTTATTGAAGCGTTATGAGACTACTGGAGTTTTAAAAACAAATTTAATTCTAAATCATCTGACAATCCTATTCAATGTCTTCAACGATGCAACAGTTCCGTTGCTATTCTTTAAGTTGGAGAAAAACCTTTGGCCCTCGGCCAAAGCATTTTTAATATTCTTGAATAGATTACCAGATTATCCGAAATCATCTTTCTCTGATATTGAGGAAGACGCTACATGTTTAGAGATTCTAAATGAAATCTAGAGCACTTGATAAGGTTATCTCTTATTTTAGAGAGGAAGCCCCAGCAATGTCATTCTCTGCTGGTGGCGGAGCACTTTATCAGGGATCTTCAAAGACGGATTCTGGATCGCCCACTGCAGGGTTTGACCTTAGATTAAAGCAACCCTACAAAGATCGTAAGGATCTTATCAAGAGATGGAGAACCAACAAACGCAAATAGCAGTGTTAAACGCGAAGGTTGACTCCATGGAAAGTGTGATTGATAGGATGGAAGTATCCATCGGAAAGATCACTACGATGAATGAAAAGATGGGTGAATTACTTGCTGTTCATGCTGAGAAGTTGCAAACGCAAGATAAGGTAGATGATATTCTTTTTGATAAGTTTGAAGGATTTAGAAAAGAAGTTAAAGATGAGTTTGGCTTAGTTCGTGAAGGATGTAAGCGAGACATTATGTTGGTTAAGGACAGATTGCAAGAGGTAGAGAAAAGAGTTTTTCTTGCAACTGGAGCTTTAGTTGTAATCTCTTTCTTTGCCAAACCAGTTGTCGAAGTGTACGCTCAGACCTTGTTTTCTCCAGCAAAATCTGCTACAATAGAACGTGTGGTAGATGCGAGCAATGAGTCTGGTAGCGGAAGAATTTATCAACCTACTGTCTCCGAGACTAGGTAAATTCAAGAAGGTACGGACAGGCCTTTGGAACTTTAGATGCCCTTTATGCGGCGATTCTGCGAAGCGCAAGAACGTCTGCAGAGGGTATTTGTATAGTGTAAAGACGAACGTGAATTACAAGTGCCACAACTGTGGTGCTTCGATGTCGTTCGCAAACTTTTTACAGAGTCTGGATTCAGAACTGTATAAGAGATATACTATGGAGAACTTTAAATCTGGAAATCGAGCCAGAAGTAATGCTCCAAGCGAAAAACCAAAGTTAGTCTTTAGTGCACCAAAGTTTAAGACGAGTATCAACCTACCTCTGTGCAGTGACGTAGAGGGCGCTAGAATCTATTTGGAGAAGCGTAAGATCGATCCAAGTAAATTCTATTACGCTGAAGACTTCAACGCCTTTGTGAAGTCATATAAGGGCAAATCCCACCAAGACCTACGAGTAGAGCCTAGAATTGTTATTCCCCTATATCAGGAAAAGCAGTTAATTGGATTCCAAGGCAGAGCACTTGACAGTAAGTCAAAACCTAAATATCTCACCGTGATGCTTTTAGATGATGTACCAAAAATCTATGGACTTGATTCAGTCAGAACAGATGCTCCAGTCTATGTTACAGAAGGACCATTCGACAGCACATTCATTCGCAACGCGATTGCTATGTGTGGAGCTGATGCTGATGTTGAGCGTTGGGGGATTAGCAATAGTGTTTGGATCTATGACAACGAACCGAGAAATGCAGAGATCGTCAGAAGAATTGAGACTGCCATTACCTCAAAGAAACACGTTGTAATCTGGCCTCCAGAGATCAAAGAAAAAGATATAAATGACATGGTACTCGCTGGACATGACGTTCAGAATGTAGTAGAATGTAATGTCTACAGTGGATTAGAAGCAACCCTTAAGTTTAATCAGTGGAAAAAAATATGAGTAACGGAATCAAAGTCAAGAAGCGCAATGGAACCACTGAACCGATTGATCTATCAAAACTTCACCGCATGGTTGAAGCAGCCTGTGATGGACTTTCTGGTGTCTCTGCATCTCAGGTAGAGATCAATTCTGGTATTCAGTTTTATGATGGAATTACTACCGCTCAGATTCAGGAGATTCTGATTCGTAGTGCTAGTGATCTGATTGATTTGGATCATCCAAACTATCAGTTTGTTGCGGCAAGACTTTTGCTTTTTGCTGTACGCAAATCTCTGTATGGTCAATCAAAAGATCTCCCGAGTCTTCATGACCAGATTATGAATTGTACGTCTGTGGATGTATATGATAAAGAAATCTTTGTTAAATACTCTTTAGAGGAGATTGAAGAGGTTAACTCCTACATTGATCACGATCGTGACTTCTTGTTCACTTATGCTGGTCTGCGTCAGGTTGTTGACAAGTATCTTGTGCAGGACAGAAGTAACGGTCAAGTATATGAAACTCCACAATTCATGTACATGATGATTGCTCTGACTATCTTTGCAGAGTATCCTAAAGAAACACGTCTTTCCTATGTAAAGAGGTACTATGACGCAATCTCAAAGCACAAAATCAACATTCCCACACCTATCATGGCGGGGGTTAGAACTCCACTTCGACAATTTGCAAGCTGTGTTCTTGTTGATGTTGATGACACCCTCGATAGCATCTTTAGCAGTGATATGGCTATTGGCCGCTATGTTGCACAACGCGCAGGAATCGGCATCAACGCGGGTCGCATCCGTGGCATCAACAGCAAAATCAGAGGTGGAGAAGTTCAGCACACAGGTGTTGTCCCTTTCCTCAAAAAGTTTGAAGCAACTGTCCGATGCTGCACTCAAAATGGCATCAGAGGTGGATCAGCAACTGTCCACTTCCCCATCTGGCACCAAGAAATAGAGGATATTATTGTCTTAAAGAACAACAAAGGAACCGAAGATAATCGCGTTCGTAAGTTAGACTATAGTATTCAACTCTCAAAACTCTTCTATGAACGCTTTATTCAAAATGGAGAAATCACCCTCTTCTCTCCGCACGATGTTCCTGGTCTGTATGATGCTTTTGGTACTGATCGATTTGACAGTCTATATGAATGTTATGAACGAGATCTCAATGTTCCAAGAAAAACTATTGGGGCTCAAGAACTAATTCTGAATCTCTTGAAAGAGAGAGCAGAGACTGGTCGCATCTACATCATGAATATCGACCACTGCAACTCTCACTCCTCCTTCAAGGACAAAGTGAACATGTCCAACCTGTGTCAGGAGATTACTCTCCCCACAGATCCTATTGATCACATTGATGACACCATGGGTGAGATTGCTTTGTGCATTCTCTCTGCCATCAACGTAGGTAAATTGAAGAAACTTGATGAACTTGAGGAACTGTGCGACCTCGCTGTTCGTGGTCTTGAAGAACTGATCGATTACCAAGACTATCCAGTCAAGGCTGCTGAACGTGCTACAAAGGCGCGTAGATCGCTTGGAGTGGGGTTCATTGGTCTTGCTCACTATCTCGCAAGGTTGGGTCACAAATACGGCGAACCAGCGTCTCTCACGGAGACTCATAAACTTTCTGAAGCATTCCAGTATTTCCTTCTGAAAGCATCCAACCAACTTGCCAAAGAAAAGGGTCACTGTACTGATTTTGGCCGCACCAAGTATGCGGATGGAATTCTTCCCATCGATACATACAAGAAGGATGTTGATGAATTGGTAGCGCCTGCATATTTCTATGATTGGGAGAATCTACGATCCGAAATACGAGCATTTGGTTTGCGACATAGCACGTTGTCCGCACAAATGCCTTCTGAGAGCAGTTCCGTTGTGTCAAATGCCACAAACGGAATTGAGCCTCCTAGAGACTACTTGTCCATTAAGAAGTCAAAGAAGGGGCCTCTTAAGCAAATTGTCCCCCAATACCATACCCTCAAGAATAACTACACTCTTCTCTGGGATATGGAAGGCAATCGTGGGTACATTGAAGTAATTGCTGTAATTCAAAAGTTCTTTGACCAGGCAATCAGTGGTAACTGGAGTTATAATCCAGAACACTATCCAAACAATGAAGTCCCCGTTTCTGTAATGGCTCAAGATCTTCTCACCACTTACAAGTTGGGATGGAAGACTAGTTACTATCAAAACACTCATGACTTAAAGACAGATGACATAGATTCCAAAAAAGAAGAACTAGAGTCAATCTTATCGCGTATCGAAGAACTGGAGGAAGAAGACTGTGAATCATGTAAAATTTAAAATCAGTGCCGACTATGACCAGAAAATCGAAGGTATGACGGTACTTAATACCGAAACCTTTGATACTACCAAGCAACCTATGTTCTTTGGTAAACCTCTTGGTCTTCAAAGGTATGATGATTTTAAATATCCTATCTTTGACAAGTTAACCACACAGCAACTTGGATACTTCTGGAGACCTGAGGAGGTCTCCCTCCAGAAGGATCGTGGAGATTATCACTCTCTGAGTGCAGAACAAAAGCATATCTACACTTCTAATCTGAAGTATCAGATCATGCTTGATTCTGTTCAGGGACGTGGGCCTGGCATGGCATTTATTCCTTATTGCTCTCTTCCAGAACTTGAATCTGCCATGACTGTGTGGGGATTCATGGAGATGATTCACTCACGTTCTTATACCTACATCATTAAGAATGTTTATTCAAATCCTAGTGAGGTATTTGATACCATTCTGACTGATAATAACATTATGGAAAGAGCAACCAGTGTCACAACTGGTTATGATGAGTTCATCAGAGCGGCTCAACAGTATGGTAGTGGATCTGAGTGGCAACATGCCTTGGAGAATGTTCCTTCAGCACAGGATACTCTTTATGAACTTAAGACTAAACTTTATCGTGCGGTTGCAAATGTCAACATTTTGGAAGGCATTCGTTTTTATGTTTCTTTTGCTTGTAGTTTTGCGTTTGGCGAACTCAAGCTCATGGAAGGATCTGCAAAGATCATCTCCCTCATTGCCCGTGATGAGTCACAACATCTTGTATTGACTCAGAATATTCTAAACAAATGGAAAGAAGGTGATGATCCTGATATGAAGAAGATTGCCAAGGAACAAGAACCTTGGTTTATTGAGCAGTTCCAGAACTGTGTCAATCAAGAAAAGTCTTGGGCCGACTATCTGTTTAAAGATGGTTCCATGATTGGTTTGAATGATAAGTTGCTCAGCAAGTATGTTGAGTGGGTTGCAAATAGAAGGATGAGAGCTGTTGGTCTGAAACCCATCTATGATGTTGCCGTGAAGAATAATCCTCTTCCTTGGACGGAACATTGGTTGTCTTCTAAGGGTCTTCAAGTTGCTCCTCAGGAAACTGAGGTTGAATCCTATATCGTTGGTGGTATCAAGCAAGACGTTAGTTCTTCAATGTTCAGCGACTTCAAACTATAAATACCTCCGTATAGGTATCTTACTTAAGATGGATCTTTATAGAGGAATGGATCAACTTCAAGAGTTGTCGAAGTTGTACATGGAAATGAAAAATCCTCCTGCTCAAACTACAGAAGAGGTTGAGCAGGTTGATGAAAAGGCAAAGGAACCCTATGCCATTGGCATGGCAGCTGCCATGAAATCTACAGGCGATAAACCTCCTTTAGAAAAGAGCACCATTACCAAGGCACATAAGATTGCCAAGAAAATTATTGCTAAGGAAGAGGCTGAGAAAGAAGAGGTAGAGAAAGACGAAAAGGATGAAGGCGGTAAGCATAAAGAATACAAACACGCCAAAGGTAAAGAAGAGAAGGGTGAGAAGAAAACTGAAAAGGAAATGAAAGAAGGCATCGACTTCAAGGGTGCTGCTCGTGAGCAAGCTCGCCGTGATGCTGAGCAAGAGAAAAAGGACAAGAAAGTTCCTACTAACAAAGAGCGTCGTTTGGCGATGGGTCGTTTCCGTCCTGGTGCTTCTTCCGCTGAACGTTCTGAAGGTGGTCGTGACGCTCTGAAGCAAAAGGGTAAAGTTCCCACCAAGGGTGGCAAACCCATGTTCGATAACTTCGAGATCATGGTCGATTACTTGGTTGCTGAAGGTCAAGTAAACGATACGAGAGAAGCAGTTTATTTTCTCTCTGGCGCTCCTCAGGAGTTCCTTGAAGACGTTCTGGCATTCGCTGAGCACAGAATGATGTTCATGGCATACCTGGTCGAAACAGGACATTGTGCAGACCTCACAGAGGCAGCCGCTGTTTATGCAGAAAGTGATCCTGAGTTGGTTAGTGATGTCATCGAAAGCATTATCGCAGAGTAATTATCCAAATCCTTGGATATATAATGGAGAAGTTTTTGACTCTGATCAAATTGGAGATTACTTCGGTTTTGTTTATCTGATTACCAATAAGTCGAATACTCGACGTTATATTGGTAGAAAGTATTTCTGGTCGTTTAGAACACCTCCTGGTAAAAAACGGAAGGCTAAACAAGAATCTGACTGGAAAAAATACTACGGATCTTGTCCAGAGTTAAAAGAAGATCTCAAGATATTTGGTAAAGAATCTTTTACCCGAGAGATCTTGAGTCTTCACTTGACAAAAGGTCAATGCAACTACGAGGAGACTAAGCAGTTATTCTTGAATGATGTTTTAGTCGAATCTCTTGACACAGGATTCCCGAGGTACTATAATAGCAACATACTCGGGCGCTACATGCGTAAAGATTATTATGGATCCTTTGGAGCAAGCAGTTGCTGACACTTATCATTGGGCTAAACTCAGAGTTGATCAACTTCTGATGGAAGAAAAGTATCAGGAAGCTAGCGACCTGTACGAAGAATTCCGAGAGTGGTTAGTTGAGACTGATGCTGATCACGAGATCATTTATGTTTGATATATAATCTACGAGAGGTGAAAATCTAATGAAAATTTTTCTTGATTCTGCTGATTCATTAGCAATTATTAAAAGATATGCAACTGGATTGATTGATGGAGTAACTACAAATCCATCTCTGATTGCAAAAACCCCCTATACAAAAGCAATTGATGTCATCTTGAATATCACTGACGGATGTTCAGAATTAGAAAGCGTTTCTATTGAAGTTCATCCAAGTGCTGCCAATGACCCAGGAGCAATGCTCAATGAGGCGTTAGATTATCGAGCTCATAAAGCAATAACTACAAAACTTCCTTGCACTCCAGCTGGCCTTCAAGTGTGTAGAGAGTTAAAAGAGCGTGGGCAGAAGACTAACATCACTTTAGTATTCTCAGTTGCTCAAGCAATTCTTGCAGCAAAGGCTGGTGCAACTTATGTTTCTCCTTTTGTTGGTCGCACTGATGACAACTCTTATGACGGTCTGAAATTAGTTAGAGACATTGCTGCTGTTTACAGAGAGCATATGGTAACAACACAAATCTTGGCTGCTTCTGTTCGTAGTGTATCGCAAGTTTCTGAATTGTTTGCTGCTGGAGCAGACATTGTTACAATGCCAATCGAGATCTTTGATAAAATGTATGATCATGTTTTAACCAGAGAAGGTCTTGCTCAGTTTGAAAAAGACGCTGCTAAACTTAAGGGGTAAATCCCCTTTTTGCCTCTGTAGCTCAGTGGTAGAGCAGCGGTTTTGTAAACCGCTGGTCGCAAGTTCGAATCTTGTCGGGGGCTTTACACATCAAATAATATGAAAGTAACTAACTATAACAAAGAAAACGAATTTCCTTTTATTCTCATTGATGATGTGTTTACTGATCATGAACTCAATGGTATATGGCAAGAGTTGGAATTTTATTCCTACCCTGAAAAATTAAGACCTCCCGAAGAAACTGGATCCTCTATGGATCAATATGGTAATCTATTGAAAAACAATCGAGGTCTTTCTCTTGATACTTTATATAAAGAGAATAGGATAGTTTCGAACATATTGTCGATTAATAGAAAAGTAATCACCGATAATACTATTATCCCAAATCACCCTAATTGGTGGTTTAAGAATTTATACGCAGACAAGGATTATACATTATTGTCTTATTATGAAGATGGTGACTATTATAAACCACATCAAGATATAGCTCTGGTGACTTGTTTGTTTTGGTTTTGGAAAGAACCTAAAAAATTTAAAGGAGGTAATTTATTCTTTCCTGATTTTAATATTGAGATTGAAGTAAAAAATAATAGAGGTATTATTTTTCCTGGTATGGTATGGCACTCTGTAGAATCTATTGAAATGGAAGAAGAAGATAGAGGTAAAGGTCTTGGTAGATGGTGTATGACGCAGTTTCTTCTCCCAAATACATGGGTCAACCCTTGACAGACAAGTAAGAACAGGTTATAATAAGCAGGTAAGCAAATGACTCAGTAGCTCAGTTGGATAGAGCAACTGCCTTCTAAGCAGTCGGTCGCTGGTTCGAGTCCAGCCTGAGTCGCCTTGCGGGTGTAGTGTAGCGGTAACACGCCATCCTTCCAAGTTGGAATCACGGGTTCGATCCCCGTCACCCGCTTCCTCATATTAGAGGTTAAACCATGAAAATAAATTTATGGTATTGTAGTGTTATGAATCAGTGGAGGTGGACATTAACTGATGATCGCCGCCCTGTTTGTAGACAAGAATCAGGTCAAAGACCAGATTTAAGAGATGCAATGAATGACGTTGCAATTACAGTAGAATATATTCTACAACAATCCAATCCTTCTTAGCACAGTTGGTAGTTGCGCTGGACTGTTAATCCGGATGTCGCTGGTTCGAGCCCAGCAGGAGGAGTTTGGGAGATTGGCGCAGTGGTAGCGCAGCTGCTTTACACGCAGACGGTCGTTGGTTCGAATCCGACATTTCCCATAATTGTTTAAGTTGAATGATCAAAAATGTTATCTGCAAGATGCAAGGTATGCAATAAAGAATTGCATAGTACCGCAAAGGTACAGTGTTGCGGCTGTCCAAATCAAATGATGGTAGTTGATGATAAAGTCGGTGCCGTAGACTTATCTGAAGTTTTGTTACTAAACACTGAAGAAAAAATTAAGAAAAGTGGATTGTTGTCAAATGCTGACCTAAAATACCAAGAGGAACGCCGAAAAAGGCAAGTACGAAAACTCAACTACGAGGTTCGCTGATGATCAACCTGCACCAACGTTACAATCATTATCTTAACACGGGCAAAAAACATGACCGTGTTGGTGAGAGAGTGGTTAGTTATGGGTGGCGCGATAATGGTAAAGATATTATTGGATATTACGTTATTACAGAGAACTGGGTATTGAATTATGATATGCGAGGCCAGTTTATCGGGAAAGACAGAAGAGAAACTGTCTACCCACTTGACTCAGAAACCGTATCTGCGGTATAATACATAGGTAAACAAGCAAACCGATGACCCTTTCAGAAAAGTTCAAGAAGCACATGGCAATCTTGCGGGATACCGTAGATGGTCGTTATGTTCTAGACATGCAGAATCCTAAACTTTATAAAAAAGTTTGTAAGTATCTGTCTGAAAATGGACTTGAATTCTCTGGTGATCCTTATGATGACTATGAGATGTTCCTTGATCAACTTGCACTTGAACTCAACGTTGAGGAGACTGTCGAGCAGTGAAAACTCAAGTCTTTCATGAGCGTTTTCCCTACCGTTATGTTACTGTAGGGACACTTGAGATTAACGGTAAACCCGATTACCGCATTCAAAAGTTCAATGAGTGGACAAAGCGATATTGTGACATGTATCTGTGTGACAATGGTATGCAATTTGAGACGGCTATGGAAGACTTTGAGTACACTAAATGGTTAGATCCTGATTGTGTACCTTGTTACATTAAAGATGATGAAAGTTATTGATAATTTTCTTTCAAAACCTGACTTTGAAAAAATACAAAGTCAGATGTTGAGTAATTCTTTCCCTTGGTTTTATAATGAAAACGTTTCTGAACCAAGGGAAAGAACCTCAATAGAGAAAGAAATGTTTCAGTTCTTTCATCCTTTTTATTATTACTGGGAGTGGTGTTCTAACTATAAATCATTAGTAATGCCAGTTCTTGAACAGTTAAATGTTTTAACTCCTTTAAGGATTAAAGCCAATCTAACGTTTAAGATGAGTGATAACTACGAAACAGGTTATCATTATGATTATTCTGATGGATGTATACCAAAATTTAATATTGCTCTTTTATATTTGACCACTACTAATGGGCCAACTAAATTTGAGAATGGAGATGTGTGTGATTGTGTAGAGAATAGATTAGTTTTATTTGATAATACAATCAAGCACACTGGAGTTATGGCAACAGATTCAAAACGAAGAGTTGTAATTAACTTCAATTACATAGACACGGATGGTCTATAACAGTACTGGTGGAGTCATCCTCATTATGCCCGTCACGGATGGACGTTAACAGCACTGGTCGGGATGGGTCTTCAACCCCTCGGAGTTTCCTGCTTCTCTCAAAAGCAGGTGGTGCGGATGGGGCAACCCCGCCTGGTTTCTTGTTTCCAGTCAAAGAACAAGTGGCGAGCCTGCAACTTCAGAACTACGAGGCGGTTGACAACAACCGCCTTTTTTGGTATTATACATAAGAAGAAACCATTTATTATTAGATGACTGCTTACACTAAAAAGGCACTGGTTCTGGGTGCTGGTGGATTTATTGGGTCACACATGGTCAAGCGACTGCGATCTGAAGGGTACTGGGTGCGTGGTGTAGATCTTAAGTATCCTGAATTTTCTAAACACGAAGCAAACGAATTTGTTCTTGGCGATCTTCGTGATGTAGATTTTGTTCGACGTGTCCTTGAATA